GGGCACAGCCAAGGTAATTGCAGCCAACTGCAACTTGTGCTTGACACATGGTCAAGGCTGTGTCTTACTGAACACATCAAAACAATGGAGTATGACACAATGATTCGTGAAATATACTACAACTTAAACAAACACGTATTCTCTATACGTGCAAAAAAGACACCCGTTTCTTATGCTCGCATGGTACGTGTAGACAATCCTAAGTTTGTTGTTCGTCAAGGTGGACGCAATGCTGTACTGCGAGACAAGCAAAAGAACGTCCATGCTTTTCTCAAAGGTGAGATGCAAGAGTTAACATCAAAGCCTAGTATTGACGGATTACGTAAGATTAGCTATGATCCATACAAACACGGATTTTTCTTTGACGTGTACACGGAGGAGCCTATACATGAAGCGCTTTATGCTGTACTAACCTTAGACGAAAACAACAAACCACACATTTACATCAAGGAGTGAGACACATGGCGTATAAACTACTAGGTGTTGGCACTAACGCCAAGACAATTAAGGGTGACGGTGACAAATATCTTACCGCTATCCTTTACATGACACCTTACAAAGTGATGGTTGACGGTAAGTCTTTCAATAGCTGTAGCATGGCTGACCAAGCGAGTTGTATTGACGGTTGCTTATACACTGCAGGACGTGGAGCGTGCAACAATGTACAGACTGCTAGGCAACGCAAGGCTGAGTGGTTCTATCGTGACCGTGACAGCTTCATGTTGCAATTGGTAGATGACATAAATAAGTTTGTTAAGTATTGCCGCAAACGTAACATCCAACCATGCGTGCGACTAAATGGTACAACTGACATAAGATGGGAATTGATAAAAATAATTGGAACGCACAATAACATCTTTGAGTTATTTACTGATGTCCAGTTCTACGATTATACTAAGATACCTAATCGCAAGGTATTACACCTAGACAACTATCACTTGACTTGGAGTTACTCCGCAGCGAACACTAAATATGAGCAACTCTTTGACCAAGTTATACAGAATGGAATGTCTGTTGCTGTAGTATTCCGCAAGCCTATCACTATCAAGAAATGGCGTGGTTACTCTGTAGTAGACGGTGACAAGGATGATCTACGCTTCCTTGATCCAAAGCAATCTATCGTGGCACTTTACGCTAAAGGACGTGCCAAGAAAGATAAAAGCGGATTTGTTGTTGACATTGCCGCATAACTATGATTTAACTATATCGAACACATAAAGGAGACACACACATGTTCGTACTATTCGCAACTAAGCCCCTAAATGATGGAACAAAAGGTTTTCGTTTTAACTTTGCAGGTAACAAGGGATTATACCGCAAGCGTAAGAATGTGAAGCGTAATTTCAAGATTGACCGTAACGGTTGCATGACCGCCATTCACTTAGGTAAGCGTAGCCTATACATGGAACACAAAGCAAACCGTGACACCAAGCGTAAACTTTGCCACTTCGCAGGATAAGGGGAGACACAATGACAGAAGAACAATTCAATGAACTATCAACGACTATTGCTGGTGTTTGGCTAGAAGATGCATACCTAGATAATGTTTGGACTGAAGACGACAACGGCGATGAAGTCTACACAGAAGAAGCACAAGACAGATTCAATGAAATTTTTAACACAGTGCAAAACATCATGGACGCCATTGTAGAGATAGAAAGGAAAGACAGATGACAACCTTTACAAAACCAGTACTGCGTGAGCTACGCAATCAACTTAATGACGTGCTTAACAACAACGGTGAGGTTACACACTACAGCATTGATGGCTACACCTTTGAGATAGGCAACTGTCGCTATGACGGTGGCGAGGCTACCTTCAAACTCAAGGTGCTTATCAAAGGTAGTAAGTCTAGACAAGAGAGAGATCTTGAAGACTTGGCAAAACTTAATGACCTTGACATAACCAAGATTGCCACATTGCAAGGCATGAAGGTGTCCCTTGTAGGGTACAACTCAAAGGCTCGTAAACGTCCTTGGATCATTCAAGACTTGACAACAGCTAAACAATATGTCTTAGATACTTACCAAGCCAAGCTTTTGTTTGGCATAGTAGCAGAGGTATCGTGATGAACACACGTTGGACTGACCAAGAAAACAGCTATGGAGCTAGAGTAATGTTTGAGATGGAGTATGCATGTCCATGTGGTGAGGAGTGGTACATGCAGTACGAATGTGCATGTAATGACCGTTGCCCCTCGTGCAGAACAGAAAATGAACCTATAAGTGTGGAGGATGTAAATGACTAAAGGTATCGTGCTATCACTGTATGACTACACAGGCGAGGCACTACGCCCTTGGGCAGAAGCAGGGTACGCTTGCTATGCCTTTGATATTCAACACGATGAAACATCAAGGGTTGATATGTTCAACAGTGGTGGGTTCATTATCTACAGACATGCAGACTTGCATGACCACAAGACACTCAAAGATTTGCACAGCGAGTTTAAACTTAGAGTTTTACAAGGTACTACTATTGCTTTTGGCATGGCATTTCCAGTATGCACAGATCTTGCAGTGTCAGGAGCAGCACACTTCGCACGTAAAGAAAAAGAAAATCCAAGATTTCAAGAGAAAGCAGCGCTCCATGCAATACGTGCAGCACACTTGTTTAATAAGCTAGGTGTACCTTTCTTCATAGAGAATCCTGTTTCTGTGCTATCTACGCTGTGGCGTAAGCCTGACCACTCGTTCCACCCTTACGAGTACGGCAACTACATACATGACGATGAAGCAGAGCATCCACGTTGGCCTGACTATATCGCAGATAAAGATGCATACCCTAAGAAGACATGCCTATGGACAGGCAACGGTTTCACTATGCCTTGGACTGACCCTGTTCAACCTGAAGATGGACACAGTAGACAGCACTTGAAGCTTGGCGGTAAGTCAGCTAAGACTAAGAACATACGCAGCGCAACGCCTCGTGGCTTTGCTCGTGCAGTGTATGAGTTTAACAGTATGGAGACAACATGAGTACGTGTGGTGAAATAGAACTTGCTAAGTATGAAGTACGCAAAGCACAAGAGAGGATAGTTGAACTGGAAAAAGAGATAGCATACAACGTAGAACTAATTCGTTTAGCGTACAAAAGAATTGAAGCTTTAGAGGAGACTACACAATGATAAACTTAACAATCAACACAAAAGCATTCCCTGACGTAGATCCAGACTTGCTACAAGAAATGCTTGGGGTATTACCCTATTGGGTAGGCGAGTACATCTTGCTAGGCAAGGACATGGACATAGTAAACTTTATGACTGAACGCTATGGCTTTGGAGAACTATACCAGTTCAAGGGTAAAGTCTTAGAGGATGGAACATACAAGTGTGTAGAAGATCCTGACCTGCCTTACATAGGTAAGATGAACACACCTAACGGCAATGTGTACTTCTATCAGTACGCTATGCTTGCACTACCGTTACCTAACGGTGAGTACTTCGTAACAAGGATGGACTAAGATGTACGTGCTTATGATACCTATGGCTTCATGGATGGCTATGATAATAACGTCAGCCTTGCTAGTACATCTAGGCGTAGACAAGAAAGCTATTGACACCGTGGGTATCTTTGTGATATACGTGCAGATATTTTTAATAACTTACACACTAAGGAGACTAAAAAATGTACGATGTAATACCTTTACAACAATACAGCGTAGACTTGCAGCGTGAGATTGACGATGCAGAATGGTTGTCTGACTTTGAACGTGCCGACTCAGTTAAACGTGAACTGGAACACGTCAAGCACATGATTAACAACGGCGAACTGTGGTATCCAACATTCTAAGGAGAGAGAGATATGATTATTGAAGACCAAACAGTAGAAGTAAAAGTATGGAATCACAATGATGCAGTGATCTTCGTGTATGAAAGTAGGTACGATAAGACAGGAGAACTACACGAGGGTGTACCTGTTATGCGTCACTATCAAAAAGTTCTTACTGCTATCCCTGTAAACTTCTGTCATGGTGACCTGACAGACGATGAAAAACTAGAGAAGGTACGTAAGGTAGCATCCGCTTTGGCTGAACTGTACGAGTCAGAAGAAGGCTTTGAGATGGGTGTATCTTACTACATAAACGAACATCCGTATATAAATTGCTAACATGGTAGCAGGATCACAAATAATCTTACCATTCTTGATAGCTTACGTAGGTGGCTTCATCTACTTTTACTTGAAAGGTAGTGACGAGGAGTAACGTATGGCCTTGTACATTAAAAGAGTTCTTATCGCCTTCTCTGTATTAGTTAACGTAATACTTGGCGGTATGAACAACCAAACGTTTAGCGCTAGGAATTGGCAATGGAGAAGAGATCGTAAGCCTAACTTGGTTTGGCTAATTGATCTCACTGTAGGGAAAGGACACTGTTCAGAATGTTGGGTTTACTGGAAGACACGCAGGAAATGGTAAAAGCTAAGACAGTACAGCAGCTAGTGTATGCATACTTAAAGTCAGATGCATTCCGCAAGCTAGGTCACGCTTCACAAAAAGACTACTATGACTGCCTAAGTATAATAGAGAATGGATTAGGACATATCAGTATCAAATCAGGTTTGACTGTACCTACCATGCAGAAACACTACAACGCTTGGCTTATACGTGGAGTGCATCGTGCAAACAAGATAGCTGCGATCATGTCTATACTTATTAATTGGGCTACGAAGAATAACTTACGTGTCTTCAACCCTATGCCGTACCTAGACAAGACACCTAACCCACCTCGCAAAGTTACGTGGGAGCCAAACCAGGTTAAGCTGTTCTTGGATACAGCGTACAGCCAGTGGAAGTGGCGATCAGTAGGACTAATTGTACACATGGCTTACGAGTGGGGTCAGCGTGTAGGTGATATGCGTATGCTGTTGTGGAACGCTATAGACTTAGACAAAGGACGCTGTGACTTCGAGCAAAGCAAACGAGGTGAGGCAGTACACTTGCCTATCAGTGATGGCTTGATGCACGTACTGAGACAGCAACACGAAACGTTTAGCTTTCAAGTCTTGGTAGCGCCACAGATACAGCCTAGTGATGGAGCGTACAAGCCGTACACGAAGGAAGGTCTTCACGTACACGTCAATGCAATACTCAAGGAAGCTGGACTACCAAGCCACCTTACAGCTATGGATATGCGCCGTACAGCTATCACTGAGATGGTTGAAGCTGGTGTAGATATAACACAGATCAAACAAGTTAGTGGACACACTAGCATAAATAGCTTGACTCCGTATATCAAACACACGTATACTGGAGCCTCAGAAGCATTAGCCCAGCGCAATGCATACAAGGATAAAGAGTGATGAAATCTTGTAAAACATGTGGTAAAGATACTGATGAATTATATAAACATCATATAATCCCTATAGCTAATGGAGGTGAAGACAAAAAAGAAAACATTATAGATATATGTGTAGATTGTCATAGCATAGCACATGATGTAAGTTTTAAAAGTTCTAAAGGCCCAATTAGAAATGGAATTAAAAAAACAAAAGATGCACATGCTTACTTCTGTAATCTTGACGATGATTTTTGGTTAGGTTTTTTTGATGATTTGAATTTTGAAAATAACTATCTATATTGTTTTATATGGGGAGGTTTTATGTGTGGTGAAATATCTGGATCAGATTTGATACGTATGTTAGAAGATAATTTTAAAAAAAGAAAGAACATAATAAACATAAGTGATAAAACCATAAGAGACATTAAAAGTATATATGAATATCGTAAAGAAGTAGATGCATTTAAAGATAAATTAAAGCAGGAAAAATCTAAAGAAAACTACCCATCAAATAGAGTATCTAAAGTAGACAATAAAAAAATTAAAGAGTTGCTAGATCAGGGTCTAAACAAAGCAGAGGTAGCAAGAACTCTTAACATAAGTAGGATGACGGTTTATAGAGCAATTAATGTTAAGGATAACAGTGATGTATAATTACATAGAAGAAACACTGGATTTAACTGAGGGTGAATCAATACGCAAGGCTTGTCCTAAGTGTGGCAGCAAGAACACTTTTACTGCACGTAAAGTTGACGGTAGGATTATCTACAACTGTTACAAATTATCGTGTGATCTCAAGGGCATGGTGTCCACAGCTATGACTTCAGAAGAAATGGAGTCATACTTTAGGAAGCCTTTGGTAGAAACTTACAATGATAACAAAGAGTTATCTACTTTTGTTTATCCAGAGTACGTCATTGATGGTGAAGCTGCACAAGATGGACAACTAAGACGATTTATTATGCGCTGGCCTATACTTAACCATGAGAAGTTAATGTATGACGTTAAGGATAGACGTGCTGTCTTTCCTATCTACGATGATGGTAGACTGATAGATGCAATAGGACGTGCGTTAGGTGGAGCTATACCTAAGTGGTATAGATACGGTGGTACAAGTAGCTACTACAAGAGATGTATAGGTGAACCCAACGGTGTATACGTTATAGTCGAAGATGTTATCAGTGCTATCACTGTAGCTAAACGTATGCCAAGAACCACAGGTTTTGCTATACTTGGCACTAGCTTGACAGACGATCACCTAGCTGATATAAGTGACAATGCGTCAAGTTGTTTAGTTGCACTTGATCCTGACGCACTAAGTAAAAGCATGGAGTTCAGTAAAAAGATACAACTTTGGACTGACTTACCTGCTTGGGTGTTACACGTTGAGGATGACATCAAGTATGAACGTGAGAAAGATATGACTAATTTAAGGATTCTGATAGATGGAGCGATTGAATAAACAGAACCCTATGGCTAAAGACTTGCGGCAACCTAAGTACAAGCAGCGAGTTATACCTGACAAGAAGAAACCTAAACCAGTTCGTAAGGAAAAGCATAAAGGAGATAAGGATGAAGCAAGGTATTAATCCTAGAACAGGTAAGAAGTATTACTACAAAAACTCACCTGCCGCATCTGATGCAAGAAATGCTAGACATAATCATAAACACAATCCTCTATCAATGTACGTAAACGGTAAGTACGTATCTCGCAAGCATCCGTTGTACAAACCAGGACGTTATAAATCTTTTGGTGATGCTGCGTTTACTGCACTGCAAAAAGATGAACAAGTAAAAGAAGGATACGTCTACGCTATTTGTAATCCTGCTTGGCCTGATTGGGTAAAGATAGGTATGGCTATAGATGCAAACGATAGACTAAACGGTTATCAAACTAGCTCACCTATGCGTGATTACATTCTAGTTTACGACATCTACTTTGAAGATAGACTAGAGGCAGAGCGTCAAGCACACAAGATAGCAGAGCGTTACGGTAAACGACAAGGTGAGTGGTTTAAGATAACAAGAGAGGAAGCTATACTAATATTAGCAGAGACAGACTTAGCTGTAAATGGAGAATAGCATGAGTGTTTGTGGTGAAATAGAGAACTTAGAAGATGAGATACGAAAGTATCAACAAAAAATAAGACAAGCCTACGATAAGATAGATAGGCTCAAAGACATACAACCTGTGTCTAAAAATAAAAAGCAAGATGACATATGGGAGTACGGAGATGGAGGTGAACTGTATGAGTGAACAGCAGTACCACATTAAGGGAGCGTTCCTTGCTTTCTTGATATGCGCCTTTCTAATTTTAGGTGTACCAGTAATACTTAATCTTTTATTTTGGCCTGATATAGGCGTTTGGAGTATGATACGATGAAATGGTTTGTGATGGTGTTCTTTCTGTCTTACAACGCAGATGGAACAAGAGATACGTTTGTATTTACAAATCCAGTGTACGATACAGAGCTTGAGTGTCGAGCTACCTTGCTAGACAGAAAAGAGATAATGAATTATGTGCACGGTTTGATGACTTTTTACAACGGTATGCTTCCTGGTGCAGTAGAGATGGTAAACTGTATAGATGAAAATGAGTTTAATCAACTGCAAGACTTGAAGAATAAACAGGAGGGTAAAATTGACGCCTAGAGAAGCAGCGCAAATAGAAGCTGAGAAAACTTATAAACAATTTGTTGACATGAGTGTTAGAGGTACGATAGTTATTATACTTGTTCTTATCTTTATTGGACTGGTAAGTGATTGGGAAAGTCCTACCAGATACAATGGTGAGGTGTATGCCCCTATGAATGTGGGAGATTATTAATGATTAAAGCAACACTAATAGATTACATGGGCAGTGATGTCACTGTCGTTAATGCTGCACGAGTTAGTTTTGGTAAACAAGTAGAGAGGGGTAGAACTTACACTAACGACAAAGATGATAAGCTGATTCGATATCTAGCAAAGCATAGGCACATGTCACCCTTTGGTCACTGCTTTGCTTCCTTCCACGTTAAGGCTCCCATCTTTGTAGCTAGGCAGTTAGTCAAGCATAAGTTTCTACGGTGGAATGAGATTAGTCGTAGATACGTAGATGAAGAACCTGAGTTTTATGAGCCTAAGACATGGAGAGGACGTGCTAAAGATAAGAAGCAAGGAAGTGATGGTGTTGTGTACCCCAAAGCAGAGACAGACTTCATTGGTTATACCTCTCTCAGAGTCTATAAAGAACTTCTTGAAGAGGGTGTCTGTCCAGAGCAAGCACGTATGGTATTACCACAGTCTACCATGACTGAGTGGTACTGGTCAGGTAGTCTTGATGCATGGTCTGATATGTGTAACCTACGTTGTGCCAGTGATACACAGGCAGAGACACGCTTCGTTGCAACAGAGATTAGTGACAGGATGCGTAGGTTGTTTCCTGTATCATGGAATGCATTGTGGGGTTGTGATGATGAATGAAGATGCAGGTATTATTGGAGTAGAAACTGTAACAGAGAATGAGGATGGCAGTGCTACCTATCAGTTTCATATGGATGCACACGCCCGTGGCTTACTTGCAGAGGAAGGTTTGAGGCTGGTGCTCTACTGCGCTGCTGCTGGGTTGGACATGCAGGTAATCTATGACTTTATAGAGGATCATGTAAGATATGAAAAAGATAAATGATATAATCAGACCTATGACAAAAGAAGAACGTCAACGTGCTAAAGAAAAACAAGAATGTAATAGAGATGGCCTTAACTTATGTGTTAGCTGTGGTTGTCCTACACCTAATACTTGGTGTGAGTTTTGTTTGATGGAGGAATAATGGAGTTAGCATTAATAAGAACCCTCATGGACAAGGAGTTCTATGAGAACAACAAAGGTATCAGAACACCTGATAACCTTTTCAGTAAAGACTTGCGTGGTATCAAAAGAACCTTGGACTACGCTATGGAGACATACGAGAGGAGCATAACACCAGCAGAATTAGAAGGACTATTCTTCACACACAATGTCTTGACTACAGCTAACAAAAATTCGTACAGAGAATTGTTCAAGAAGATAAACAGAGCAGAACCTATGTCGCCTGACATTGCACAGGAAGTCATGGGTAATCTGTTTCAGAAGTTAGTAGGAGAGGAGATAGCTAACTTAGGTGTTAAGTATGTCAACGGTGTAGAGAATACACTGGAGCCTGTGCGTAAGATAATAGAAGACTATCAGGATGATTTCATGCCTAACTTAAAGATTGATTGGGGTGACATATCTATTGACACACTACTAGAGAAGGCTGACGTTCAAGCTAAATGGAAGTTTAACATATCATCTCTGCAAAAACGCATAGAGGGTGTGTCAGGTGGGCATTTAGTTTTGGTAGGCGCAAGACCAAATACAGGCAAGACATCCTTTCATGCTTCGATTATAGCCTCTGAGGATGGGTTTGCTAGGCAGGGTGCTAAGTGTATAGTTTTATGTAACGAGGAGTCCTATGATCGTGTAGGTGCAAGGTATCTAAGTGCTGCATCTAACATGTCTATGGATGAAGTTAAAGGTAACTATGCACTAGCTGCGACACGCTACAAACCTGTACACGATAACATCAAGATCAAGGATAGCACAGGTAAAGATATGCGCTGGGTTGAGGCTGTAGTTAAAGCATATCAGCCTGATGTCTTAGTGCTAGATATGGGTGATAAGTTTGCCAATAAAGGTAGTGCAGACTCACATGTGTACCTCAAAGACGCAGCGATACACGCACGTAACATAGCGAAGCAGTATGACTGTGCTATTATCTGGATGTCACAACTGTCTGCTGATGCTGAAGGTAAAGTCTACGTGGATCAATCTATGATGGAGGGTAGCAAGACAGGCAAGGCTGCAGAGTGTGACTTGATGGTGTTGATTTCTAAGAACCCACAAGTAGAAGGACAAGATGAACAAGACCCACAACGACACTTAAACATAGCTAAAAACAAACTACGTGGTGGATGGCATGGTGTTGTACACTGTGAGTTAGATGGTGATAGATCAAGGTACACAGCATGAGAAGGGTTCTTGATGTAGAAAACTCTATCACTTTACGTGATGGCAAGATACACAACGATCCATTTGAACCTAGCAATACGCTTACACAAGTGGGTGTGCTGTGTCTTGACACACAACAGAAGTCTCTGCTTTGCTTTGACCATCAAGAAAGAAATGATACGAAAGACAACAAGTGCAGACTACAAAGATGGCTCGACTCTACAACTCTACTGATAGGACACAACTTACAGTACGATCTGTCTTGGTTGTGGTCTAGTGGGTTTACTTACGATGGTGATATCTACGACACTATGCTTGCTGAGTATCTACTGCAACGTGGACAGAAAGAACCGTTAAGTTTAGAGCAGTGCGCCCAGCGCAGACAGTTAGAATATCAAAAGGATGATACGCTAAAGTCATACTACAAGAAAGGATACAACACAAATGAAATTCCCTTGGGTGAACTTAGCCATTATCTTTCTTGCGATCTGCATAGTACTGGCGAGTTGTACAAAGCAATCGAAGAAGATTATAAAGACCCTGCCTCAACTTCCTTATATAACGTCAGAGACATTACCTTCCGTACCTGCAAGTCCCTCGCAAAAATGTACATGCGTGGATTCAGGGTGGATACTAGCGCCCTCGAACATGTCCGTGATGAGTTCCAACGAGAGCGCAACGAAATCGAATACAGGTTGCAAAAAAAGGTGCGAGAACTAATGGGTGACACTCCCATAAATCTAAACTCTCCAGAGCAGTTGTCTCAAGTAATCTTTGGTAGAAGGGTGCACAACAAAAAAGAGTGGGCTGACTTGTTTGAACACGTAAGTACACCAGAAGAGTTTAAAGATACAGTAGAAAAGAACAGTGACATGATACTCAAGACATACGCTGTTATATGTTCTAGCTGTACAGGTAAGGGGAAAGTGTTTAAAGTAAGGAAAGATGGCACAAAGTATGCCAAACCTACTAAATGTAAGGAGTGTGACGGTAAAGGATACCACCTACGTGAACTATCACACGCTGCAGGATTACAGTTTAGACCACCAAACAAGTCTTGGATTAGTGCTAATGGCTTTAGCACAGGTAAAGATAAACTAGATATGATCAACCACGTTGCAAAGAAAGGTGAAATGAAAGATGCAGAAGAGTTTATCACGGGCGTTAAAAGGTTGTCTGCTGTTAGTAGTTATCTCAGTAGTTTTGTCGATGGTATTTCCACCTACACTAAGCAAGATGGATTTCTCCATGTCGGTCTTACCCAGCATATCACCAGTACAGGTAGATTTTCTGGACGAAAGCCCAACATGCAAAACATGCCAAGAGGAGGAACCTTCCCTGTAAAGCGTGTGTTTATCTCTCGTTGGACTGACGGTCACATTTTAGAGGCTGACTTTGCCCAGCTTGAGTTTCGTACAGCAGCATTCCTTGCACAAGACGAGACAGCTATGCAAGAGATTGACACAGGGTTTGACGTGCACAGTTACACAGCAAAGATCATCACTGATGCAGGTCAACCTACAACTAGGCAAGAAGCAAAGGCTCACACGTTTGCACCTCTCTTTGGGGCTACAGGGTACGGCAGAAGCAATGCAGAAGCAGCGTACTACAAGCACTTCGTAGAGAAGTACAAAGGCATAGCTAAATGGCACACAGATTTAGGCAACGAGGCGTTACGCTTTCAAAAGATAACTAACGTGAGTGGTAGGCAGTACGCTTTCCCTGACGTTACACGTAGAGCAAACGGTAGTGTGTCTCACTTCACTATGATAAAGAACTACCCTGTTCAAGGTTTCGCTACAGGTGATGTAGTGCCGCTTGTCTTGGTAGAACTGGATGCTAGATTAGAGAAGCTGCAGTCAGGTATAGTCAACAGCGTACACGATTCTGTGGTAGTAGATGTACACCCAAACGAGAAAGACTACGTGATTGCAATGATAGATACACTAAACGATGATCTTAATAGTATAGTGGAGGAAGCGTATGGAATAAAAATAAACGTTCCGTTGTTATTAGAAGCTAAAATAGGTAAGAATTGGCTTGACATCAAGGACGTTTAGTGGTATAACTAAGACTCTTTTAATATTGAAAGGAAAACAATATGAGTACAGAAGTTGCACTGAGTGTAGACAACATGAACCTAGCGGATGCTAT